GGAAAAGGCGCGGGCGGGCCAGAAGATGACCGCCGATGACCGGAAACAACTGAACGCTTTGTTGCAGGACATGACGCTGATCCACGGCGGCGGGGAAGTCGCGCCTGCTGAACAGGCCGACGAAACAAAGGACGCGAAGGAATATCTGGAAAAGCTTCTCATGTCCACGGCGATTGACAAGAAAACTAAAATCCAAGTGGCAAATATACTTTTGCCGTTCCAGCATCCGCGCATTGCTGAGGGCAAGGGGAAAAAAGACGAAAAGGCGGACAAAGCGAAGCAGGCGGCAGGTGGTAAGTTTGCTCCTGGCCGTCCGCCGATTGCGTTGGTGAAATGAAAAATAAAAAGACAAAAAATATAATAGCTCCGCCGAAATGGAGTACCGCCTGCCCGGACTGGGAAAAAAGAATAGTCGCCGGTGAATCCCTGATCACCTTCCCGCCGTTATTCCCGGAAGAGGCGGCGCGGGGCCTTGCCGTGTTTAAGGAGCTTCACCTTAAGGACGTTCCTGGATGCCCCACCTATGGGCAAGTTGGCAGTCAATGGCAGTTTGATCTTGTCTCTCAAATTTTTGGTTCTTGCAATCCGGAAACAGGGCGGCGCTTGATTCGAGAATTCTTTGTTATGGTAGGGAAAAAGAACGATAAATCAGGCATGGCCGCCGGTATTATGATGACCGCGCTTATCCTGAATTGGCGCGAATCAGCAGAATTTTTCATAATTGCTCCGACCGTGGAAGTGGCCGGGAATTCGTTCAAGCCCGCCTGCGGCATGATAAGCTCGGATGAAGATCTCACTGACCTTATGTACCCGCAAGAGCATTACCGGCAAATCACACACCGCAACGCCGGGGCCACACTCAAGATCGTTGCTGCTGAAAGCGATACGGTAGGCGGACTGAAGGGCGTTGGTATTTTGGTGGAAGAGTTGTGGTTATTCGGTAAGCGGCCGGCAGCTACGAATATATTTACCGAAGTCACCGGCGGACTTGCGGCACGGCCTGAAGGCTTTGTTATTTGGCTCACTACTCAATCCGACGAAGCGCCCGCCGGTGTGTATGCCGACAAGTTAGAATATGCCCGTGGAGTCCGTGACGGCAAAATAGACGATCCGGCTTTTCTTCCGATTATTTATGAATTCCCAAAAGACATGGTTGAAAAGAAACTTCATCTTGTTCCGAAAAATTTCTATATCCCGAATCCGAACCTCGGCGCGTCCGTTGATGAAGACTTTTTAAGAAGGGAATTCAAAAAGGCAGAAGTTGAAGGCGCTCAGTCGATGCAGTCCTTTCTTGCGAAACACCTGAATATTCAGATTGCAACATCGGCAAAGGCGAAGGCTTGGGCGGGAGCAACCTTCTGGGATGCGGCGGCGGGCAAGGTTACGCTCGAAATAATTCTTGAGCGTTGCGAAGTGATAGAAGTAGGCATTGATGGCGGTGGGCTCGATGATCTTTTGGGTCTTTCCGTGCTGGGCCGCGAAGCCGAAACCGGGGCTTGGCTTCTGTGGTGCCATGCCTGGGCGCATGAGATAGCCCTTGAGCGTCGGAAATCAGAAGCACCGAAGTACCGGGACTTTGAAAAAGATGGTGATCTTGAAATAGTCGCGGAGGTCGAGGCTGGAATAAAGGCCGTGGGCGATATCGTCCGCAAAATTGACGCATCCGGCCTGCTTGATCGGATCGGTGTTGATCCATCAGGTATTGGCCTCATCGTTGATGAACTTGAGAATGGCGACGAAACCGGGGAAGGCAAGATCGAACATGAGCGGATTGTTGGAATTTCCCAGGGATGGCGATTGAACAGCGCGATTAAAACAATGGAAGTTAAAACCGCCAGCAAAAGCATAATCCATGACGGCAGCCGGATGATGGCCTGGTGTGCCGGTAATGCGAGAGTTGAGCCGAAAGGAAATGCTATCCTGATCACAAAGTCGGCCAGCGGGACTGGAAAGATTGACCCGTTGATGGCGGGGTTGAATTGCGTGGCGCTCATGGCAATGAACCCAGAGGCAAAGCGGCAGAAGTCCGTTTACGAAGGCATGACCGCCGAACAAATCAAACAACGCATGATGGTGGGGTGAATATGACATTACCAGAAAAGCAATATTACAGGCCGCGAGAAGTGGCAAAAATATTTGACGTCTCACTGCCTACCGTTTATCTTTGGATTGACACGGGGCGGCTTGATGCTGAAAGAATTGCCGGTACAACGATCAGGGTCACAAAAGCGGCGATTGAAAAACTAAGAGAAGCAGTAATAAACTAAGAAGGGGAATATCATGGGCTATGATAAAATTATTAAATTAAAAAGCGTAATTAACAATGCTATATCAGAAATAGAGACGATTTCGCGAGCTGATGTGAGAGGATCATTGTTTGTATATTTAAAGACCGAAAGCCTTGAAGAAGACCAGGTTAGTGTTGTTATTTCCGAAAATTGCGAAGAACTTTTAGCAATAAAATTGTCAACCATAGTTAATGAAGCCATAAAAGAATCTAAAAAATATTTGTTAACAAGAGAAGGAGAGGTTTCACTGGAAGAGCTTGATGCGATTTCAGAATCACTAATGACACAATCAAAAAGAATAGAAAAATTTCTTTCAAAACACAAAAAGGAGCTTGATGAAGAAAAAACATTCTAATCCTTCTATATCGTCTATCCCTTCTTAGATTTTTTCTAAATCATCCGTCACAATAGAACCGTAAAATTGAAGCGGTTTTATTGAGGGCGCGATGAGTTGAAAATAATTTCATTGCTCAAAAAAGTTTCTTTCCGGGACGTGCTTCTTGTCTCAGGCCTGACGTTAATAGGCGTCGGGCTTTACCTGTTTGAGCCGTGGGTATCGTTTACCGTTTGTGGAGTAATTATCTTTGCAGGCGGTTTTTTTATGAAGGCTGATTAATGGGACTCTTCGACGGCATACGCCCAAAGGCAATGAACAGCGAGGAACTATCAAAACTGATCATGTCCACCTTTGGTGGCGGAGAAACTTCTTCCGGCCAATCGGTAAGTTCCAACACGGCCATGAGAGCTATGGATGTTCATTCATGCGTTAAAATCAAAGCGGACTCAATCGCGCAACTGCCGTGCCATTTATACAAGGAAAACGGCAACACAAAAGAGAAAGCAAAAGATTTAAGGCTTTATCGGCTTTTACACCGCCAGCCAAATAGCTGGATGACCGCACCGGAATTCTGGGGAATGGTTTCCGCCTGCCTGGATCTTCGGGGCAATTTTTTTGCACTGAAAAGCGGCCTGCCGGGGCGTGAAGTACGGGAGCTTATTCCCATACCGATGGGCCGCGTCCGTGAAGTAATTCAAGCGCCTGATTACAGTTTGGCTTATAAAGTTGCACGTCCTGATGAATCGGCAATAGACACGATCCCCGGCGACCGCATCATGCACATTCGGGGGCTGGTTCTCAATGGCTTCATGGGCCTGAACCCTATTGAATACGCACGGGAAAGCATTGGCCTTGATTTAGCCCTCGAAAAGCACGGAGCTAAATTATTCAAGCAAGGGACGATGATCGGCGGCGTGCTGACTTTCCCCGGAAATATTAAAGACTCGGGAACCCGCAAGGCAATCCTTGATTCATTCAATGACGTTCATTCATCCGTCGAAAACGCCCACAAGACGGCGATGATGGAAGACGGCATGAAGTGGGAAAAGTTGGGCATGACTTCCGTGGACTCTCAATTTCTTGAGGCACGAAATTTTCAAAAAAAACAAATTGTTGATCTTTTTTTCGGGCTCCCGCTTTCCATGCTGCAATCCGGCGATAAAGTGGCCACATACGCCAGCGCCGACGCCTTTGATCTTGAATATGTCAAATACGCGCTGACTCCGCGTCTTGTTAATATCGAAATGGCTGTTTATCGGGATTTGTTGAGCGAAGAACAGAAGGAAAATTACTTTGCAAAGTTTTCCACGGGAGGACTGCTGCGCGGGGATACGGCGGCGCGGACGGCATACTACGAGGGCATGGTCAATATTGAGGCCATGAGCCCGAATGAGGTCAGGGAACTGGAAGACATGAACCCGTATAAAGGCGGCGATGAGTACAGGACGCGCACAAGCACCATAGGCAAAGACAAGAAAGGCGGTGACAACCAGGGAGGCCAGAACGATGAATCTTAAATATAGAAATCAAAGGAACGCCGAGGCAACGGCCCGATACTGGAATAAGCCGATAGATAAAGCTGATTGGTACAAAATCGAGGCGCTTTCCGAAGACAGCACAGA